TAGCACGACAGAATGCTGACATTGCATCCGCCAATGTAAAGACACAGACGGATATCGCCAATCAGGCCCAGCGTAATGTGACTGATACCGCCACCAGACTGAAAGCAAGCATGGAAAATTTGTTGGGAGGCTTGCAGCAGATTTCATCCGGAGGGTTGTATAACGCATATAGTGGAATTATCAAAACCGTGAACGGATTCAAGGACGTCATAGGTAAGACATCGGAATCGCTTCAAGAAGTTCCCATTGTCGGATGGATTTTGTCTATTATTGACGTACTCAAAGACGGATTGAGTGATCTTGTCGGTGGTCTGCTTGATGCTGTTCTAAATGCGGTCAGTGGGATTATCAGTGATGTTTTGTCTGGAGACTTGTTTGTTACAATTGGGAATTCATTGAAAAATGGAATAGGTAATATCCTTAATGCGATTTCTTTCGGTGGTTTTAATTCTTTGTTTGGTATTGGCGGTAATAAAAAAGAGGTCGAGGAAGCTATCAACAGATTGACAGACCGTAACGAAACGTTACAAACTGCCATTGAAGACTTGACTGACGAAATGAAGGCAAGCAAGGGAACGCAGTCTGTTGCCGCATACCGGGATGCTTATAAGTATCAAAAAGAAACTATTGATAATTATAAGCGTATAGCGCAGGAACAAGCACGTTATTCTGGTTCTCATCATAGTTGGAATTATTATTGGGGCGGTTTTTCTCAGGAACAGATAGACCGTCTGAGTGGAAAGATTGGTCGTGATTGGAATGGTGATATCTGGAATCTTACCCCAGAAGAAATGAAAATGCTCCGTGAGACAGTAGATATGTGGGAAACCATTCAGAATACCGGCAAAGGTGGATACGGTGATCGTCTGACTGATAAGTTGAATGACTATATTGATCAAGCTGGTACGTTGGAAGAACTGACGAATGAACTTTACGAGGGTCTGACTGGAATGTCATTTGATTCTATGTATGATAGTTTTGTAGACAATCTTATGGATATGAAATACGATGCGAAGGCAGCATCGGAAGATATATCAGAATACTTTATGCGTGCCATGCTTTCCAATAAGATTGGTGAGTTATACAGTGAAAAGTTGGAGGAATGGTGGGAAAAGTTTGGTGCCAGCATGGAGGATAACGAGCTGACCGAAGAGGAAAGGAAAGCCTTGCAAGATGAATATATGAAGTATGTGGATGAAGCCATGAAACTGCGTGATGAGCTTGCTGCCGCAACCGGATATGACAAGATTTCACAGGAAGCAGCTTCCCAGTCCGCAAGCAGCAAAGGTTTCCAAACCATGTCTCAAGATACCGGAGAGGAATTGAATGGACGTTTTACTGCCTTGCAGGTTTCAAATGAGGAAATAAAGAGCCAGATGATAAATGTTGTTGTCGGCATAGGATCTTTGGTTTCTATTTCAACGGAGGGCAATGCTACGTTGGGTAACATCTTGAATCAGCATGTGATTACTAACGGTTATTTGGAAGATATCGTAAAATACACAAAGCCTATCCTTGAATTAGGATCGAAATTAGATAAGATAGTAGATAATACTAAAAATATGTAACATGGAAGGAGAATTTTATATAAATGATAAGGATGCTTATACCACATGGGGAATAAGTATGGATACCTCTTCTTTATCGGCGTTAATGACACCACCGCCGATGAAAGAGTTTATAGAAAACAAGTCACGTCTGGAAAACGGCAAGCGAGTTATAACTTCAGATTCCAAGATTGACGAAAGGAATATTACACTTACATTTAATCTTACGGCTAAAAGCGAAGATCAGTTTTTTGTTAGATATAATTCTTTTTGTGAAGAACTCGCCACTGGGGTATTACATATCAGAAGCAAATATCAGCCAAATGTTGTGTATAAGACTATTTATTTGTCATGTAACCAATTTACACAGTTTATGAGGGGAATCGCTAGTTTTTCCTTGAAATTAGTGGAACCTAATCCTGCGGATAGGACAACATGATTTTTTCTTTGAATATAATTGCTATCATGTGATTTATTTGTATATTTGCTACATAACATTGTATGAAGCTATACAATACTCGTATGGGACTAATAGACATTAAAAACATATCAGGAGATATTCGTTTCTCCACAGACTTCAACGTTGGTTCGATAGGTCGTTATTCATTGGGTAAGGAGGATTACATTACTCTTCCTTTTAACGTCCTAACTCCTATTAATTTTAAGATGGGTGATTATGTGGACTTGTCGGGGATATTAGATGAATCCCTAGGTGGTAAATTCGCAAAGATATATGAAGTTGTAGATTTGCCGACACCTACTTATGACCAGTCTACGGGCGGCTATAATTACGAGTTGCGTCTTGATGCTTACTATTGGAAATGGAAAAATAAGAAATTCAAGTACATGCCGGAGGTGGCAGGCCAGGAAGCGTCTTGGAACCTTACTGCCTCATTGGATATGCAATTAGGTGTGTTCCTCCGAAACTTACAAGCTCTTGGTTACAAATACAGGGGTAATGATTTCGATTTTTCTATAGATTCGTCAGTAGAGGATTCAGCTAAGTTGATGTCTTATGAGAATACCAATCTGCTGGATGCTCTTACTAACATGGCAGAAACGTGGAATTGTGAGTGGTGGGTAGAAGATAATATTATCCGATTTGGACGTTGTGAGAATGGAGATGCTGTTAGGATAGAGCTGGGTGTGGAAGCCCAAGAAATGCCGCGCAGTGAAAGCCAGGGAACCTATGCTACACGTGTGTATGCTTTTGGATCAACAAGAAACATTCCTTCCAACTATCGGACTGTTGATGAAACAGTAGTGGTAAATGGTATTGTTCAAAAGCGGTTGATGTTACCAGAAGGAACACCGTATATTGATGCTTATCGGTATAAGGATGGTAAAAGGGTATATATTGGTGAAGAAGGTTATGATATAGGTACGGAAATGCCGCAGGAGGAAGCTATTGAAGATATTATATTCCTTGATGAAGTCTATCCACGTACTGAATGTGTTGTTGGTACGGTTGGCAGTTATACGTCTACGATAGAAGATGAAGAAACACAAGAAACAGTAACCCAGACATTTTATTATGTAACCGATACTAGTGGGCTTGTCTTTGATGAAAGTTATATTATTGATGGAGAAGAACTTAGGTTGGTATTCCAGTCTGGTTTACTTAATGGTATGGATTTTGGTGTAACATTTCATAAGGCTGGCACAAGTTTAGGAAGCGTAACACTTGAAAGTGATGTCTATGAAATTGTTGCCAATGATAATTATGGAAGGACATTGCCCGATGAAACATTAAAACCTACTACAGGAGATAAATTCATTCTTTACGGCTGGGATAGTACGAAGATAACAGACCTTGGCCTCGTATCAAATGCCGAGCAAGAATTAAGAGACAAAACGGTGGATTGTGTAAAAAAGATGATGGTCGATGATGGTACATACAATACTACCCTTGCATCATCATGGGTAAAAGAAAACATGATCAGCCGGACATTTGACATTGGCCAAAGAATAGAGCTTGTCAATAAATCTTTTTTTGAGACTAGTCGGATATCTAGAGTTATAGGTCTTGAAATAAAGCTTGATTTACCTTACGATGCTCCTGTATATACAATCGGTGAAAGCACAGCATATTCCCGAATTGGGGAGCTTGAAAATAAAGTTGACAATCTTACTTATAAAGGTCAGACGTACACTAGTGGAGGTAGAAAAGGGGTTTATATAATCCGTACAAATGATTCGACTGCTCCTAGCAATAGTAATGTGTTCTCTGCTTTACGCTCATTAGCAATGTTCCTCCGCAAAGATATCGCCGACACAGCCAACGGTCTGATCACTTTTTTAAAAGGTCTTTTGATAGGTAAGAACGGTAGTGGAATTACTGTACTTGAGAACGGTATGTCACAGGCTGTTGTTGATTATCTGTATGTCAAGGTCAAAGCCGTTTTTGACGAGCTTGAAGTAAAGAAGAAGACGTATGTAGGTGGTGAGCAGGTGATTTCCCATGCAGGCATGAAATGCAACCGTGTGGATGAGTTGGATGATGTCTACCGTTGTTATTTCAAGGAAGAGGAAGACGGAATTGAGATAGAGAACCAGTTTACTCCGGGATCTCTCGCCATCGCACAGGAGTGCAATATCAAGACAGGCATTTCGCATCATGTCGGCAACCGCTATTACTGGCGGTTGGTCACAGCAGTAGGTGAGAATTATATAGACCTGTCCAAGACCGTGTGTGATCCTAATGTCGAGAACGATGTTCCGGTGGCAGGTGATGATATCGTGGGATTGGGCCATAAGACTGATATCACCAGACAGGCGGCGATAATTCTCTCTTCGGTGAACGAAGTTTCTCCGTCCATCATCATGTATCAGGGTATTAATGATTTTACCTTGACCGGGAAAGACGTTATTTCTTTTGATTTTGACAAATCTACCGGCAAGGCCCGGATGAAGGTGTACGGAGATACGTATATTGGCGACAAGGACCGGAACACTTACATGGAATACACTCAGGATAAAGGTGTTGATATCAAAGGTATGTTCCATATCGAGCAGGGTTCCACCGGATGGCGTAATATGGAAGGTCTGCCGGATGAGATACAGGCGGCGGCTGATCTTGCCCAAGAGGCCAAGGATGCGATAGACAATGCGGCTGTCGGAAGTGTCAATCTGTTGCGTAATTCCGGGTTTACGGGAGATTATGAAACAGAGGACCTGTCTGCCGCTACCGAGCTATCGGCGGATACCGAACTTTTTAGCAAGCAACTGGAATATTGGACGGGTGTGGCTACCGTATCTGCGGACAGTGATGCCGGCTCCGGGTACTCTGCTGCAATCGGTAGTTTGTCCCAGTCCGTATCATTGATTAAAGGAGAAAGTTATGTTATCAGTTATAAAGCAAAGGGTACGTCTGTGTCTGTTTCGTGCGGTTCTTTCAGTGTTTCTCAACCTCTCACATCCTCTTATCAGAGATATACCCATAAGATCACTTTCAATGGCAGTGGTATATTTCTTATCAGTGGTACCGCAACCGTTTGTGACCTTCAGCTAGAGCGTGGAACCATCGCTACTGACTGGAAGCCTTCAATTCTTGACAACGACAAGGCAACAGCCGGTTTCCAGTCAATCAATTATATCGCCAGTGCGATCAAGGATGGATCTGTGGATATTCTTGGTGGTCTGATTCTTGCCAATATGATCCAGTTAGGCAACTACAAGAATGGCAAGTTACAGAAGGTCACAGCCGGAGTTAGCGGCATATACAATGACGATGATGATGTGGCGTTTTGGGCAGGAGGAAAACTGGAACAGGCGATTCTGACTGTAATGAGGTTCCGTAATGATCCTAATTACCAGCCCACAGATGCGGAATGGGCGAACATGGCGAACTTCGTTGCCACTCATGGCGGTGATGTGTTCTTAAGAGGATATATCTATGCTTTGGGCGGATATTTCCGGGGAAAGGTTGAAATAGCCAATGGTAAGATACTGTTGAATGAGGATGGTTCCGGGCAGCTTGCCAATGGGAACATTAAATGGGATGCTGACGGAAATCCTGAATTTGTCGGGAAAGTGAAGGTTTCCTCACCGTCAGGTTATGAGATAACCATATTTCCTGAAGATGAATATGGAAGACCGTCAATTGATATTCATGATGATGATGGTAATTCGCTTTTGGACATATCTCTTCAATATGGATTGAACGGTATGGTTCCCCGTATTTTTATGAATGATCCTTCCAATAGTGATGTATTGTATTTCCGTCCGGACAGTATGGTTGTCGAACAAAAAGGAAGTGACGGTTATATATATCAGACCCAGATAATGGGAGGACGCATAATTATGGTTAAAGGTTCTGAGATTGTATGGGATCAGAACATGTTGCCCAAATAAAGTGAAGTGATATGGAACTGAATAGTATTAACAAGACAGGTACTTGGAGTGAGGCGGCAGACCGTCTTAACAACAACTTTAGCAAGACTTCTACCGAACTAGAAAAGGTCAAGCAGAACGGCATCCGCAACAAGGG